ATACCCATATCCCTTACCTTCGCCATCTGAGCAGGGTCTCCGCTCTTTCTAGCATCGGCAGCAGCCTTCATATACGCCGCTACTGGTGATGGTTTAGGTGCCGTAGGAGCGGGTGCAGGGGTTGTTCCAGAGGGTCCAGAGGGTCTAGCAGGGGCAGGTGCAGGTGCTGCTGGTGGTGTGCTAGAGGGTCTTGGGGGTGGTGCTGCTGGGGGTTTAGACCCCCCATCAATTTTTGATAATCTATCTTTTTCGGCAGATCTTATTTTCTCTGCCTCCTTTTTAAAGAAGGCAGATTTGTTTGCTTGTGGTATTCCGCCAGGAACTTCCTTTTCTGGTCTCCAAGATCCTGGAATAGGTTTACCAGTTTTTGGATCAATAAGAACCGCTCCAAGTTTTCCACCTTTGCGGGATACAACTACCTTTCCAGTATAAGTTGCTTCGTTTACGTTTTCGGATTTCATCAGGGAGTGCTCCAAGTTGTAGTTCCGTTTGAATTTCTTCTCCTGTCATCCGCAGCAGGAACTGCTTGACCTTGAGCAGCCTTAATTGCTCTTCCTGCGGCATCTATTGGACCACCACCAGTTGGTTTAGTTGCGCCTTGATAAGCACCCTTAACTGCTCCACCAACTGTTCCAGTAGCAATATTCAAAGTTCTTTCTGGTTGAACAACCGCAGCACCGGTAGCTAGAGTTTGACCTGTTCTTATTACTCTTCCTACTCGCGTTGTTGGTTTTGTACCAATACCTGTTACTTGTTTGATAACTGGTTTAATTACGCCCCAAGCACTTTTAACAGCAGACGTTAGTTTTCCTTCTTTAATAGTAGTTTCAGATATAACTTCACCTTCTAGCAAACCTTCTTCAATGAGGGCATTGCAAATTTCAATTGCTAAGATATCGCAAAAATCTTCTTCTGATATATTTTCAATGCTTTCCTGTCCATCTTGGTAAATTCCTTCATACAAAGATTGAATATCCAGCACTTGTTTTGACGATAAGTTACCCATTTTTTTTAAAAATTTTTTCTTAAAAATATTTATAAAAAAAGAAGAACTAAAAAACAAACCGCAAAATAAGTCCAATTAGAATTCCGAGAATAAAATAACGTTCTAATAATAGTTTTTTAAATGTACGGATAATGCCATTACAAATATAAACAATATCAGAACAACATTCTTTTGCTTCCTTTTTCAAAAGACAATTTGTTTTCTTAACAAAAGTTTTCATAATAAAAATGTGGTATGGTATCCCACACCATCCTAGCATACACTTACAAAAATTTCATCTATTCAATGGTCTGATTTGAGCAGGTTTTCCAGAAACGTCGGTTCTTCCTGATGGAACTAACTGATTTAATCTTGCTTGCTGTGCCTGCCTTCTTTGTTGGGCCAATTTAACAGCAGCAGGTGCTAGTACTTCTGTACCTAATGTATACCCAACAGCCGCAGGTCCTGCAACACGCCCAAGACCAACTCCGGAAGTTGCAATATCAACTGCTTTTCTTACAATCGGATTATTTCCACTTGCCTTTTTAATAACTTCACCTCCAATCTCGGCACCAGCAGATTTAGCAAATTTTCCAGAAATCGTCTTTATATTAAATTCATCTAATTGGTATTCTTCTTTTTGTTGTGATCTCTGCCAATCACCATAAGTTTTTCCAGCAGATTTTACGAAATCAGTAAATCCCTTTCTTACATTTGCAGGTACTTGTGCTCTGATTTCTTGTGGAACTGCCTTTCTAATATTAGTGAGAACACCCTGAGTCGTTACCTTTTTCTTAGGATCACCAGTAATTACATCATATGCTCTTGATCCAAGTTGTGATCCTATGGTTATTCCAGCAGTTGCACCAACAGCAGAACCAATTGGTCCAGCAACAGATCCAAGTGTTCCTCCAACTACACCACCAAGACCACTTCCAATCGCTCTTGCGGCACCAGCACCTATTGATCTTCTTTCACTACTACCCATTGCCTTAGCAATATCATAACCTTTCTTCGCTTCTATTCCAGTCTGAACAGCACCAAGAACTTTTCCAGCAGTGCCAAGACCCTTCATCATCTTTGCTCTTTCTGATGCTCTTTCTGCTGCAATATCAGATCTAATTTGCTTAGATGCTTTAATTACGGTATCAGCAAGTCTTTGCGACTGCGTAGTTTTTGTGGCGGAAAGTGGTTTAATTTTTGGTGCAGCAGGACTTGGAATTTTTAATGCTGTTGATTTCTGTACTTTTACTGGTGCTGGTTTTAAGTTAGTCTTTGCCTGCACAACAGGTTTAGGTGGTGCTGGTATAGAAAGAGGTTTTGTTTTTACAACACCTTGACCAGTAATCTTTGGAGTTTTAGGAGTAACATCGGCAACTTTTACTGGTTCAATTTTAGCGCCAACCATTTGACCAGCTTTTGGTTTTCCAAGAACACCAGTTCTTCCAGGTCCTTTTTGTGGTCGAATTGTTTTCGATTCTCCTGGACGATTAGATACTAATGGACCAGCAGGTTCTGTGCCGAGTTTTAAACCTGGTAATGTTTTTGCTTTTGGTTCTACAACCTTAGTTCCCTTTACTTCTGTTGCCTTAACATCTAAAACAGAAGTTCTTGAAGAACTAGGTGATTTTGATCTTGTTGGAGTAGAAAAAGAAACTGCTTTTTTAGTTCCACCAAGTTCAGTCTTAGGTGGTGATGGAGGTTTCTGAGCCGCTCTATATTCTGCCGCTTTTTGCGACACCTGAGACTGTTTTACAGGTTTTGGTTTTGTAGCAGTTTCTGATGGTTTCCAAGGATCTGGTGTTGCAGCAACTGGACTTGCAAAAGGTGTTGCTGATTTTCCCTTCATCATATTTGCGATGATCTCATCAGTAGAAGTTCCAAATTCTTTTGATGATTGATTAATAAAATCTCTAAGTGCTCTTTCTCTATGGCCTTTTGAAGGTCCAGTTGGTGGGACAAGTTTTCTCATTCCACGATCAAAAGTTTTTTGACCAGCACCAGCACCACCTGGCATATCCCAAGGATTTGGTCCAAGTAATTTACTTGCTCTTTCTTGTCTTCTTTGAGTTACAAAAGATGGAACATTTCTGGTTTCTAATCCACCAGATCTTGCGCCAGCAAATCTTTTTGCCGCTTCAATCTCACCCTTTACTTGTGTAACTGTTTTAGGTGATTTTTGAACCTGTGCTCTACGACCTGGTTCTTTTGGTCCAGGTCTTTTTGTGTACATTGGTTCACCTTGTGCGTCAAAACGACTTGGTGTACCAAATGCCTTACGAGGTTCCTCTACAATATTATATGCAAAATTCTGAAACGACTTCATCGCCTACCGACTACCTTTTTAGATATTTATAAAAAAAGGGGGATCCGAAGATCCTCCCTATAAATTTAATAGACATCGTTACTTTTAGAATCTTTCCAAACATAAGAGTAATCGTAATCACCAAATAAAAAAAGATCTGCTTCAGCAGCATCTTTATAGGCACTAATAATTTCTTGTTCTACCCATTCATCATAATTGGAATCCTGAGAAAGTATCTTTGGTAACATCTTGCTTGATTCCCCCGACAATATAAGATTCGACTTCTGTTTCTTGTGGTGCAACTTGAAGACCCTTAGAACTAATCCAATGCTCAGTCCAAGGAAGTGGATTATTCTTTGCAGAAATATCATAAAGTGGTTTAAGTCCAATTGCCTTCATTCTACGGTTCGCAATCCATTCAACATACTGCTGTAACAGTTTGTCATTGAGTCCAATCATCGATCCATCCTTGAACAGATACTCTGCCCAAAGTTTTTCTTGATTGACAGCGTTTTCAAAGGTCTTATAAACCCACTGCTCTTCTTCTTTACAAATACGTGCCATATCAGGATCATCACCCTCTTTCCACTTATTCAGAATATTCTGAGTGATGACTAGATGCTGATTTTCATCCCTAGCAATTAATGAGATGATCTTTGCACTTCCTTCCATAAGTTTGAGTTCGCCAAACGCAAAACTGCAAGCGAAACTGACGTAAAAGCGAATACCTTCAAGAATATTAACGTTTGCAACTGCTCTGAAAAGTTTTCTTTTGAGTTCATACCTTGCCTCTTGTGCGTATGGTACTTGTTCTAATGCATGAATCCATTCATTAGTTGAACCATAATGCTGAGCACTATTGATGAAATCATTATATGCCTCAGTGACACTAACAGCACGTTCTACAATACGATCATCACTAAGAATAGTATCAAAAACCTCAGAAGGATCTGAATAAACATTCTTGATGATGTAAGTATATGATCGGGAGTGGATCATCTCCATAAACTCCCAAACTTTCATACATGCTTCCAGTTCAGGGAGGGAGCAGTAAGGCGCGAACGCCATACCAGGTCCACGTCCCTGAACAGAATCCAACATTACCTGATACTTCAGGTTACTGGTAAAAATGTGCTTCTGCTCAGAGCGAAGCATATGATAATCACCCCTATCTTTTTGAAGAGAAACTTCTTCAGGTCTCCAGAAATAACCCAGTTGTTGTGTTGTTAGTTTATCGAAGATTGGGTATTTGTAAGAATCATATCTTTGAATTCCTAGTGGTTGACCAAAAAACATTGGTTGTTTTTTAGTATCTACTTCCTGAGGATTGAAAACGGTCATTGATTCGACCATTAGTTTTTCCTCCAAACCTGTTTTAAATCTTACAAGACTCACAATCTTCCTCCTCTGTTTAAATTAACTTTTGGAAAAATTCTACACATTCTATTTACCTCCAAAAAATATTTGGGTTTCATAATACATTTCTTCTTCATAAGCAACATAATCACTTTGAAGATAGTTAAAGAACTCTCCGTCTTCACTTCTCATAGTATAGCACCATTCATCAAAGATTTCTCCAATCCACCACCAACCAACTTGGAGTTTCTCAAAGAAGTTCATAGGTCTATTATATTTTAACATAACTCCACCTATATCCTTTACAGTGATTGAATTTTCCTTCACAGGTATATTTAATGTTAGAAGGATTTGTTTCTACAAATTTAGCAGCATCACTAATAGATTGAAACTCTCTTAAAAAGTTTCCTTCAATATCATACTGGAATACTTTGGTTCTTTTTATGTTTGGATTGTTTTTTAGTGTTTGAGAAGTTTTAGATTTACTTTCTTCTTTATGTGATTTTCCAGCAAATCCACAAGGAGATGGTTGTCCCTTTCTCATTTTACTCCACTTTTCTTTTTGTTCTTCGGTATGTGTTTGATTGTAGAATGAATTTTTATGTCCCACAAACTTTCCTTTTCTTTTTAAAGATAAAAGTTTTCTTGTATCTTTCGTATGAGAATATCCAAGAATTCCTCCATCACCACCAAGAGTTTGATTATATTTTGGTTTTAATTTAGAAATCCAAAACATTTCTCTAAAACCTAAATTATCTTCACATTTTTCAATTTCTTCAATAATAAAATTGTCTTTTCCATACTTTCTAATTGCCCGATGAAGATATGTTGTTGAACTTCTTTTAGTGGCATCATAGCAGTGACTATAAAATCTTTTTTTCAAAGAGTTCATTGTCTTTCCAACATAAGTTTTATTATTGATTTTATTGGTTATTAGATAAATGCGTCCAGACATAGATATTATTAAAACCTATTACTATTTATAATAATAGGTTTTTATAGTTTTGTCAAATGGTGCAACTATCGCACGAAGATTCATCACTCTCCAAAATATCATTAAGAAGTGATTGAAGGTCTTGTTTTGGTTCTTCAATTACCTCATCAGTTTTGTGGTCATAAGTATTTTGATAGTATGCTGTTTTCCATCCCATCTTCCAGCACA